TATACTTGCTTTTGTATTTGAATTAAGTACATTATCTAATTCTTTCCAATCTTCTTCATCATCAGAAATAACCATTTTAACTAAATCCCATTCAGAATATAAATTAAAATTAGATTGAATCATATTTTTTGTCATTCCAGATGAAGGTAATTTATAATCTGCAATAATAGTAATACCTTCTCTATCTCCGTGATTATTAATAACTTTTGAATCTCCAAACTTATTTTTATAATCAGTATAATCTATAGCTCCATCAGTCTCAATTCCTACATCATATTTTGCATTAACAAATAAAGGAAGCAATTCATTTAACATAAATTCTTTATTACATAACATTAAAGGTTCTCCACCAGTTAAACAAATAGATTTATGAATATAATCTTTTTCAATTTCTTCAACTAAATTAAAAATTTCTTTAGCTGTTTTCCATTGAAGTATGTCATCTAAATTTCTTTCAGGATATACTTTCTTCATGTTTTCTTCATTCCAACTTTCAAAAGTATCACACCATTTACATCTTAAGTTACAACCAAAAGTTCTAATAAATACTACAGGTTTTCCTGATGCATATCCTTCACCATTTATAGATTCAAATATGTTTACTAGAGCAATTTCAGTTTCTCCGTTTTGATTTGTTCTAATCATATTATCAACTCCAATTAATTATTTGATCTTAATAATGCATCTAATTGTCGATTTTTACTACATTTAGTTGCACTTAAAAGATTGCTCATTGTTCTATTCCCTTTTAACATCAAACGTAATGTATTACCTGATAATGTTAAAGTTTGATTATTATTTTTAGTATTAACTAATATATAAGAATATGCGTTATGTGTTTTTTGTTTAGGATTATTATATACTTTATTATAAGCATTCTTTAAAAATTTTCCACAAACTTGCCAACCATCAAATATCATCCCAATATACTTACTATTCATATTATAATTCCTTTCAATTTATATATTTGTTCACATAATATAAAAGTCTCCTACTCAGTATAAGTAACACTATTATGTGAAGTTTCTTCTACAGTTATTGATAATTTAGTTAATTCAATTCCGGCTTCAGTAAATAATTTATAAAAATCATTATACCATTTATATGCCATATATTCTGCAGTAGGTGCTTCAGACCATACAAATAATCTAGTAGTATTAATATCTATACCTCTCTTACTATATTCTGTATCATAGAAATTAATTAAAGAATCACCTTCTTTTAGAATTAAAGAATGATCGTATTGATCCATTTCTGAATGAATAATTTTTTTAATTTTCTTAAAATCCATTACCATAAAATCATCATTCATTTTATTTGTTGAAACTTCAAAAGTGACAAAATAATTATGTCCATGTATTATTCCTAAGTCATCTTTTGCAAAAACTTCTTTTTCATCTCTGGATACATTACCTACACATAAACCAGAATATGCTCCAGGTAATCTATGTGCTATAGGTAATTCAATATTTGTTTTTAATGTAAACATATTTTAGCTACTTCCTTTCAATTTTATGTTAATTTATACAATCTTTTAATATCTCATTTAAATCTTCTTCTAAAGATTCCATATGATCTTCATAAATAACTTGTAAAGCTTCTTCTTTACTCATATTTTTACATAGTTTATTAAATTCTGAAATTATACCTGCATTATAATCATTATCATACCAATGCTCTGAAATATCTGCATCACATTTAAAAGGAACTTTAACACTATCTTCTGCACAAGTTTTCATATCATAAGTTAAAAGTTCAGCTACTCTATCTACATTCTCTTTAGGACATTCGCCAATTAATTCATCATGTACACCAATACATAATCTGAATCCTAAATCTTTTAATTCTTGATCGGCATATATTTTATTCATTGCTTTTTTAGTCATTGTAGCTGCAGAGCCTTGAATTCTTGCATTTACACACTGTCTTTGAGCTTGAGATACGAAACCACTATTATCGTGAATCTCAATGCCTTTTGTTAATGCTTCAGCTTGAATCTGTTCGTATTGTTTACGACCTTTAATATTCTCTAATTTCTTTCTATACATATCAACCAATTTACTTTCAGTTTGTCTATTTTGACAACCTATAAAAGGATTAAAATTAGCATTAGAAGTACTATTAATATCTTTAATCTCATATTTAGGAAGTAGAATATCAGGTAAACGTCTTCTTCTACCTCATAAATCTTCTACATAACCATTTTTCTTTGCAAATTCTTCTGAAGCATCCATCCAAGCTTTTACTTTAGGAAAGCTTTTATAAAAGTCATTTACAATTTTCTGTGCTTCCTCAATTGTACCATTAATTTGCTCAGCAATTGAAGCTACACCTCTTCCATACATTATTCCCAGTAACAAGCTCTTGCAGCTTCCTCTTCGTTTTTTACCTTCAGCATTTAAACTTCCATCTGGATACGTTTCTAAGTTATCTTCATATTTATTATTATATACTCCCATTGCAATTGTAGCATATAAATCTTTACCATTTAAGTAAGCATTTATCATATTATCATCTTGAGAAAATTGACTTAAAAGTCGAGGTTCCTGTTGTGAGAAATCGGAACCAACTAAAGTATATTTAACTTTTACATCTAATTCTAACATTAATTATCCTCCAATACAATAAATTTAAAAGTAAGATAATTAGGTTTTGTTTCTTTAATATCTATTACCTTTAAAAGAACTTTAGTATCTTCTTTCTTACTTAATATAATATCATTAACACATATTTGTCTAGCTTCTTTATATCCTTCAATTGTATTTAAAGAATTTTCGTTGAACACTTCAAATTCTAAGTTAGATTCTTCTAAATAGTCTTTTCTTACAACATCAGTTCTTGCACAAAATAATTTTCTTATTTCTTTATTATGAGAAGGAATTTGTTGCAGGTTAGGTTCGCTTGAACTAAATCTTCCTGTTGCAGCACCATATTGATTAAAGTTACAATGAATTCTACCGTCTGCTTCATTTACTTTTTCAGGTAAACTGTCAACAAATGATTCTACTAACTTAGCAAATCCTCTTCTTTCTAACATTAATTTACAAATAGGTAAATTAATTTTAGATAATATTTCTTCTCCTGTTCCTCTAGGTTTCTTTTTATCTATAACTCCTACTTTTAATATATCATATAAAAGTATTGCTAATTGAGTTGGAGAACTTAAAGATATAGGATTTTCTAATTTTTCGTTTGGAGTTTTACCTTCTTTTCCTGCTTTAGTTATTTCAGGTTTATTAGCTTCAGGAGTTAATCTCCAAGCATCTATTTGAGGTTGAATCTTTGAAATTTCAATATCTAACTTATCATCAATATCTTTTAATAATTTATGATATTTAACTTGTAATCTTTTAGCATATTCCTTATCTAACTCAATTCCAGCTAATTCCATTTCAGCTGTAGATATTACACAAGGCATTTCAATTTCTTTAAATAATTTATAACAGTTTTTATATGAAGGTTGAGTTAAAATTTCAAGTTGCCACTCATATAATTTATAAGTCATCATAGAATCGGTTGCAGCATATAATGCAAATATTTCAGGATCTACAAAAGCATATTCAATATCTTTAAATAATTCATCTATTGAATATTTTTCTTGTTCTGGATCTATCTTACTAACATATTGTTGTTTTAAACCTGCACTTAATTCATTTTCATCTATAATTTTAGATGCTATTAAAGTATCCCAATGAATTGGAAGTTCTAATCCTGTTGTACATTTAATTACTTTATAGTCGAACTTTCCATTATGCATGATAATAAAAACATTATTATCAATTAATCTTTGGAATTCTTCTTTAACATCTTGTTCTGTTAATTGATCTGAAAGTCTTTCGCCAGTTTTATAGTCAACGTGATTAAGAGGGATATAAGCTTGTTTTTCACCTTTTGTATAGATACAAGGTCCCATTAATTTACACGTAATAGGATCTAAACTATTGTTAGTTTCTGTATCAATAGCAATATATCCATTTTCAATACACTTATCAATATATAAAGAAAATTGTTCTCTAGTTTTGATAACTAGAACATTTTCTTTCTGTTTACCTAAAACTAAGAGAACATTTTCATTGATAAGCTTAAGTTTATCTTCTATAGATAACTTTTTGCTCTTAACTTGTTTTTCAACTGTGACTTTTAGTTCTTTAGGTTTAGCTATTTTATTAATAACTTTTTTAGTTTTTTCTTTTTCTTTAGGAATAGAAAATTCTTCTCCTCATAAACTATCCATCATGTTGAATCGCTCCTTTAATTACTAGAATCTGTAACGAGTTACTCCACTTGATTGTTGAGTAGGTTGTTGAATAGGTTGACTAGGTTGTTGAACAGGTTGTGAAACTTGTTCTACCTTTTGAACTTGTTCTACTTCTACTTTAGTTTCAACTTGAGTTGTTTGAGCAACTTCATTTCCTTCTTCAGTATCACCATTTAAAGCAGTTTCATATTGCTTTAAAGATTTAAATAAAATCTTAGAAGCATCAATACCTTCAAGCACTGAGAAATCAACTGGATATAAAGCATCTGGATATACAGCTTTATTCATAATAATATTTGTAGAATATCTTGTAGCTGTACCTGAACCAGTTCTCTTAATTTTGAATAAATGTTGAGTTAAATCACCATATTCAGTAATTAATGTCTTAATATCAGTATCAGCAAACATTCCAGGACGGTCCCAAATAACTGCCTTTTGAACTACTTTTCCATTATCTGGAATATAAGCTACTGCTGTAATTGCACATCTAATATCTCTCTTAATACCTTGAGAACATAAAGGACATGCATCATCTCCTGAACAACAAACTCTCTTACCGTATTTGTCATTAGGGAATACACCTACAACTAAATGTGTAGATTCGAATACTAAATCATCCATTGATTTGTAAGGAAATCTTACAACAACAGAATCTCCATCATTCTTAAGATAAGTACCCATGAAATCGAATTCTTTTCTTTCTCCTGATGTTTGATTAGTACTTCTTTGTTGTGATCATTGATTGTAATTAAATTGTGCCATCTTTCTTTCCTCTTCTTTCTTTCATCTTAAATTACATCTTAAATATTTATAATATAAATAAATTTATATTACATTTAATAATACAATTTATTTTTATTATTTAAATTACTTGTTAGTTTTTAATTTATAATTAGAGATAAGTTTTTCTACTGAAATTCCTTTCCTCTCAAGTAAGTTTAAAAACTCATTCTTCTCTAAATCATTAATATCTTTTCCTTTAGGAATATTAACAATATCAACTAAAACATCTTTTCTAATATTTCGTAAAAATTCTCTAATTCCTTTATTTCCTGCTTCATCTCCATCAAAACATAAAATATAATGTCTTATAGGAGATTTATTAAGAATATTATATTGTTCTTTAGTTCCTGTTCCAAATAAAGCAACTGCAGGAATATTATAAGAATGACAAGTTAAAGCATTTATTTGTGATTCACATATAACTGCTTGATTTAAATTATTTTCAGTTAAATAATTTAATAAATAAACAGGTTTAACTTTATCTTTATCTATTATAAACCTTTTAGAATTAACGCTTCTTTGTGTTAACATAATAAGCTTTCCTTTTTCATCTCTTACAGGAAAAACTATACATTGATTTTTAGGATTATATTTTACTTGAAATTTCTCAATTACTTCTTTACTTAATTTTCTTTCTATCATATAAGGGTGAAAATTTTCAAAAGTATTTAATATAGATTCATTTAAATATTCTTTTTTATTTTTATCTAAAACTATTTCATCTAAATCTAATTGATACTCAACTACTCCATCCCAATAAGTTTCTAATAACCATTCTTTAGCTTCACTATCTGAAATATCAAAACATTCAGCAACAAAATGATAAAAAGGACCTTGTTCTCCACAAGCAAAACATTTAAACCATCCATATTCAACCTTATCATTATTTGGGCCAATATAAATATCAGCGTCAGGATTATTTTCTAATCCATTATTGTGATGAGGACAAGTTACTCTTATATTATTTCCTAATAATTTAACTACTTTTAACTTACCATTAATTAATCTAAATTTTATATCTCTTATTATATTTATTAGAGGTTCATGAATTGTTTTATTATCTATTGTTAAATAAGGCATTATTAGAACACCTCATCTTCATCATAATCACTACTTAAAGATTCTTTATTAGAGTCTTCATTAGGAATAAAAATAAATCTACCATTATTTAAATCTACTTTGTAACTTAATATCTTACCATTTTCTGTATCTCTAGATTTAACTAAATGTAACTTAAACAAATCTGCATCTCTTTCTATAAAAATGATAACTGTAGAATCTTGTGCAATTCTATCTGATTGAGCTAATTGAGTTGTATCAAAATCTTTTCCTTCAACTGAGGTTCTATTTTGTTGAGATACAGAAATAATAGGAATTTGTTTGGTAACTTGAAGAATTTTTAAATCTTTAGATATATTCGCTGCTTTTTCTACAGGATTCTTTGCTTTCCTTTGATCTTCAAGTAATGAATGTTGATCTATAAATAATATTTCGATATTATATTTTTCTACAAATGCTCTAAGATCAGATACTGTAGCTGGACCATTTAAATCTTCTGGAGTTAAAATCCACATTTGACCTGGAACTTTATCTTTTAAATTACTTAAATAATTTTTATATTCATTCTTAATACTAGAATTACCGTGAATTAAAGCACCATTAGATATATTACCAATTAAAGTATCCATACGATAACCAACTTTATTAGCAGACATTTCTCCTGAATAAATACCAACAATCTTACCTTGTTTAGCTGCCTCAGATGCTGACTTTAATAACATCCAAGATTTACCCATACCAGTTCTAGCTACAATAGTTGCTAATTCTTCTTTAACATCCCAACCACCAATAATATCATCTAATTCTTTAAATCCTGTTTTAATAAAATAATTATTATAATTTTTTAACCTTTCTTCATAAGCATCATATCTAGAGGTATCACTTAAAATATCAACACATTGTAAACTAATGCAACTTGTTTGATTTTGTTGAATTTCATTTAAAATTTGGTTTGCATATTCAACATCATTATCCATTAAAGCTTTTCTTACCTTATTAAATCCTTCAGCTAAAAATCTTTTATTTCTATCATTAACTAATTCCTCTAATAAATAAGTTGAAGATTCTTGAACATCTATTACAGTAAAATCTTCAAATTTATGTAAGAAAGTTTCAAAATCAGGAATGTTACCATATATGTATAAATGATCTTTTATAAATCTAAATTCTTCTTTATAATCACTAAAATAATATTCATCTAAATTATTTAGAGTTATTAATGAAGAATCTTTATCTCTTAAAATTTTATTTAACATTTGAGCTTGAATCATAATATAATCTCCTTATCTATAAATCTTTAATATATACATTAAATTAAAGACTTCTTTTGTCTCCACCTCTAAAATGTACACAGGTAGATGCAACTCCTACTCTACTAGCTAATCTAATATCTAATAAATTACCTAAACTATCAGGGCTTATATTAGATGTATAAATATTACTTTTACCTTTACTTATTCTAGTATCAATAATACTTAATAAATGAGAAATTTCAAATTCAGTTCCTACTTTATTTCCAATATCGTCCCAAATAACTAAATCACAATCTTTTACATTATCTTCAATATGTTTATAATAGCTATTTGGAGCACTTATATTAGCTTTTAAAGCGAGTAGAAAAGAAGGTACATTAATATATAATGCCTTACATTTTAAATCAGTTTTAAGCCATATTTTCTTTAAATAAGTTTGAATTAATCTTAAAGCCCAAGAAGTTTTACCATTACCTGTTTGTTCAGATCAAATATATAAATTTTTTCCTTCATTTACAAAATTAGTTATATTATTTTGAATATCTTTTAATAAAATAAACTCTTCTTTATCTGTTCCATCTTCATCAATAAATAAACTTATATTTTTTCTTAAATTTACAGGAATATTTGCTTGTTCAAATAAATAGTTTAATTTATAAAGAATTAAGCAATTATCTTTTTCATGACAATGCTTTCCTTTACAGGAATCTTTTAATCAACAAGTATTATTATCCATAAATATAAAACTTCCTTTCTTAATAATATTTTAATACAATTTATTCTTCTAAACTTAGCTCTAAAGCATAATCTAATAAATCTTTAAAATTATTATTTGTATCTCTTATTTTCATTAATAAAAGACCTAACCTATTTTTTCCTTTTCCATTACAAACTCCCCAAAAATAATCTTTCCAATAATTATCTTCTACTATAGTTTCTTTAACATTTTTTAACTTATTCATTAAATCAGGATTTTGAGAAAACTTAGCATTAAGTACTCTAGCCATCATAATAATTCTAACTTTATTCCAATCTTTAGTAGTTAGAGGAATTCGTTTACCATAATACTTAGCTTCACTTCCTGTAAGATTACAAAATTTATCTGCTAATTCATAATTTTTTAATGCTTGAAAAGCAGCTTCTGAATTTCTAAAACTTAATTTTTTTGACTCAGAATTATCATTATTAAAAAAATCTATAGTAACAGGACAAGTATAAAAATTACTTAAAAAATCATATTTATCAACAAAACGCATACAATACCTTCTTTCTTTACATTTAAATTTCCAAAATAGCTAGTATAATACATAATTGCCTTCCTATTTTTAAATATTATACAATCTTAAGATAGAAAAAAGATGCTTAAAACAGAGTATGAAAGGATAAGTTATCTGTTTTAAACATCTCTTTAAATTTAGCTGAATAATTAATTTTTATTTTCCTTTCTTTCTACAGCTGAATCAATAGTATCCCTATGTATATCAGGTAAATTTTTTAAAACACCTGATTTAATAATATCTTTTAAATTTACAGGTATTAAAGCTGTCCATTCACAACAAACATTCAAATTTTTTAAATTATTTTCTTTTACTATATCTAATTGTGCATTAAAATATTCAGTTGAAGGTAAATCACAATCATATTTAGAAAAGAATAATTTATTTAAATCTTTATACCATAAAGAATGATCATGACCGTGAATATTAAAAGCATATTTAAAATCGATTGGTTCATGAGAAAGTATTATATTATTTTTTATAAATAAACAACCATCATAAACTTCATCAAATAATTTATTATCAGAATCAGTACCTTCATAATTTTTAATTACAGCTCTTTCGCAAATACAATTAATATCTCTACACCAACCACTTTTAGCAGATTCATCAAAATAGTTAAATCCACCTTTAGCTGATTTATAAGTAACTATAGAACCACAAACTGCACATTTATCATATCCTAAATATTTCTTTTTAGTTGTTATTCTTTGATAATAAGATTTTCCCCTATCATGATTTCCTAATATTAATACTTTATATCCTGCTTTTAATTTTTTAACATACTCTATATTCCCAATATCTCCAAGTATAATTAAAGTATCGTTTTTACCACATTTAGAGTTTATTAATTTAACTTGTTTTTCAGGGTCTATGTATCCTCTTAAAGGATATATTTCAGTATCTCCAAAATGTGGATCGCTATATAACCATATTGATCCACCTTTTTCGAACCATTTATCGAAGCAAGGATATAAATAATTATTTTTCATTTTTTAACCTCTTAGAATTATTATAAAATTCCATTACATCTTTTTCTCTATTTTTATAATTTGGATATAAAATTAATTTTGATTTTTCAATTTTAACGTTCAAAGTTTTTTTGAATCTTTTTCCTTTATAAGGTTTATGTAAATTATTTTTAATTATATAATTATTATCATCTTCTATTAAAATAAAATCAGGTTTATTTTTATCTTGATGAATACATTTAAATATATTATCTTTATTATCTAAACCAATAATATTAAGTAATCTATTATTTACAATAGTAAGTTTAATTAAAAACTGGTCACAAACATTTAAAGATTTATATTTAATATATGTTTCTTGTGCTTTTTTATATAATGAAATTATATGAGAGGTCTCTCCAAAACAAACTCCTGAATTTAAAAAAGGTTTACTTGAAAGACAATTTTTATATTTATCATCTATTTTTTTAATTTTACTCCAACTTGGATGTCTACTAGCTGAAGCATTAAAAATTACTTTATGTTTTAATTTTTTAAATTGATTAATAAATTCTAAATCTAGATTATTACAAATAATAGTATCTCTAGAATCTAAAATTAAAGTATATTTTGTCTTAATTTTTAATAGATTATTTAATATATATCCTACTTTTAATGAATTAGACCAATTACTTTCATCTACATTTTCTGCTCCATTATAATATTCTATATTATTATAATTTAATTGTTCTATTACAGGAGAAGTATTAATGTAATTTTTAGTAGCTAGAACAATAATTGAAATATCATCATCCTTTATAATAATATTTTTCTTATTTTTTTCAATTAAATCCCTTAAGTTTTCTACTGTACCTTTTCCAGGCATGTGCAAAATATAAATTCTTTCATTATTTTCATTATAAATAGACATAAAACTTCCTCTTTCTATTTTATATATTTATTATATATACATTTACTTTTTTAGATATAACAGTAGTTGCATCTAAACCAATTAAATTTTCTCCTATATAAGCATTATTATTATTTTGCTCATTGTTAAAATATTCATGAAAATCCGCCGAACGCCAATGACCACAAACTAATATCTTACCTTTTGCTTTTTCCTCATCGAATAAACCTGATTCATATTGTAAATAAGGACAACCCCACATAGCATCTTCCCATTCTAAACAATTTGATTGATAATTTCTTCAATTAGCATCATATGATAAAAATTTCTTATATCCTAATTGATGCATTCCATAAATTGGTTGCATCATAGGATTTTTACAAGGAATAAAACTATGTACAAAGATGTACTTATCTAATTCATAATAATTTACTCATTGACTTGAACGTAACCATTTAGTTATTTCAGATTTTTCAACTAACTTCTTTACTATATTTCAATTTTTATGTAATTTATCCTCTACTTGTTCGAAATCTAACCCCATATAAAAAGCCTCATCGAATATATGGTATCTATCTAACTGCTTCTCATCCATACCTGCTATATTACAAAAAGTTCTAACGGTTCCATTACTAAAATCATGTCTATCAGGAAAATATTTTTCTAATAATTCAAAATATAATGATTCATGATTACCTTTTACTAAAATACAACGTTTCTTAGGAATAGATTTTAAAAATTTATATACTTCAATAGTTTCATATCCTCTATCAAATACATCACCACAAACAATTAAAGTATGATTTTTATTTCTTTTATCAAAACCTGCCTCTTTTAATGATGCTTTCATTTCACTAGCAAAGCTATGAACATCTGATATCACAAAATACTTCATTATTAATCCCACCAATATCTAATATATTTACCTATATAATTAAATGCTTCTATCCAAGCATTATTTTCTTTTTCTGTCATTTCTTTATATTCTTCTGCAGTATGTTTTGGAGAAGATTCAAGAACTTTTATTGAATTCTTTTCTTTTGTTATTGGATTATCAATCCATTTAGTAAAATATTCTTTTACATCGTGAAACATAAAGTTAGAATCATCATAGGCATATTCTAATAATCTAATAGCTTCTTCTAATGTAGAGATAACTTCAGTTAAACTTTCTTCTGATTGCCAAACATTATCTCCATTTTTATAGAAGGTTAATCTTCCCTTTAACATATGCAATAGAATATCAACCATAAAACCCCAATCCCAACAACGATCAGCTTTTGCTAATTTTACTAATTCTCTTATATATTTCTTTCTGAATTTTCTATAACGACGTTTTTCTTTACCACTCATTTTAATAATACTCCTTAACTACCCTAATTAACTCTTTTCTTAGTTCATCTTGATAATAAGTTGATAGATTATTTTTATTTTCTAAACAATATAATTTATACCAAGGTTTTTGTAATTTTTGTTTAGGATATGAATCATTACTAATTACAATATATTCATTGTCAGAAGTTGAACATGAAGCTGCTATTATGTAAGGATAGTATGGAACTAAGTCAATCAATGAATCAATAATTATTTCAACTTTAGAATAATAACCATAATTATTTAAAGCCTTCAAAGATGAGAACATTTTACCATTATAAAAATATTTCCATCTACCATTTATCTTTTCTTTTCTTAGAATTTCAGGATTATTTCTTACCTTAATTTCATCGTCGATATTACTAGTAGTTAAAACTAGTTCTTTATTTTGATAGATTTTTCCATTAGTACGTTGTTTGAATATTTCAAATTTTTCCATTTCAGTCATATTTTTATTACATCCCATACAACCAATCATCATTACATGATCATATAAATCACATTTACCTGAAAACTTAGACATAATATAGCCTCCTCTAAATATTATATTTAATATACAATTAAAAAGGTTTAATTAATTTTAAACCTTTTTATCCTCAGAATATTTATTTTAAATTAAAATCTAAATAACTTATTAAAAATTTCAAATGTTTCATTTAATAAGTCAGAAGTGTTTGTTGTATAATTAAAAGTTGTAATACCATTTGAGTCATTTATTGTAAAATGATAATTATCATATTTTTCTAAGAAAGAATCTAATACTTCCTTATACTTAGCGTCAGCTTCATTAATTAATTCTTGAGCTTCTTTTTGAACTTGAATATAAGACTTTTTAGCTTCTTCAATGATCTCTTTAGCTTTCTTATATACCTCTTGACGATTTTTGTAAGCTTCTTGAACTAAATCAGCTGCCTTTTTCTTTTCTTGAGATTTTAATTTCTTTTCTTCTTCTTTCTTAACTAATTCTGCTTCAGCCTTTTCTAATTCTTCAATAGAATCGAAAGGTCTTTTTAATACCTCTGAGTAAACTTTATATTTTTTCATTTTTCTAATCTCCTTTTATTATATTATATCAACTGAATCCTATTTCAGTTTTGATATATCAATGAAATTATAATAACTGAGGAACTTATTATTTTCATTAATAACTAAAAATAAATTTATTAATCATAATCTTCATAATCAGGTTCAGGTTTATACTCGTCTGACCAGTCAATATGAAGGGAATCAAATTCTTTTTTATTAATTAAATCTTCTGCACTAGATATAGCTTTATCTCTATACTCATCCTTTAAATAAGATTCGAAATTTTCTACATCAATTAAATCTAAATCTTCTTTTGTTAATTCATTTAAGGATTTATTTAGATATTTTAATATATCTTTTAAATTCCATTCAATTTCATAGTAATAAGATATTACTTTACCATAAGATGTTACATCTGAATGTCCTACATCAATAAAATCATTATTTCTATCTACTATAGAAACTTCTTTTTCATTTGTTTCTTCAACATAAGGATTATTTAAATCATCTCCTGATATTTCAATTTCATTATCTACAGAATACCATAAAGAATCAAATTCAGCTTCTAAATCAGGTCTATCTTCAAAATAAGCATTAAAATCATCTGGATTATTTTTATTGAAATCTTCACCTAAATCTGTTATATCAGGAATTTCATTTTCTAAACACTCAGTTTTAGTATAATCTATTTTAGTTTCAGATTCTATATCTACTTTATCAAACTCAAAATCTAAGTCTGGAATTATATTTTTAACGATATTTTCAATGTCCTGTAAATCTTCTTTTAAATTAGATTCAAATTCTGATAATTCTTTTTGACTTATATCAGTTTGATAAAACATATAAGATAAAGTAAAAACATTACTTTCTCCTGGAATATCTAAATCAGAATATATATAAGACTCATCTACTTCATATGATAAACACGTATCTTCAATTTTTTTATTCAATTCTACTTCATATAATCTATTTGAAGCATATAATCTATCTGAATCATTATCGGAATTTAAATAAAAATCTATATTAACATATGTTTTAACTTCTTTGTAAATTGTTTCTGGAGTTATTTTAGTTATTTTAACCTCATTTAATCTCTTTTTATTTATATTTTCATTTAAATGTTCTATGATTGTTTTAAACATTAAAATTCCTCCTTTAATTGCTATATCTATATAATTTAGCGTAATTATTTATCATATCTAAAATCTAAAAATACAGGAAATCTTAAACTAATTCCACCATTTTGATTTGTAGTTTCTTCGAAATATTGTACAGCAATTGTTAAACCAACATAATCTTCTGGATGTTTCCAAATTTCTTCACGAAGTTCTTTAGTAAATCCTGAACCTACTTTTACTTGATGTCCTTTATAATCTACAATAAAAGCTCCTAATTTACCTTTATTTTGGTTATTACCTTCCTCATATCCAATAATTTCTAAATCAAGATCTTGCATTTTCTTTACCTTTAATAAATTTGAGGTTCTACGGAATTCATAAGGTGACTTTACTATATTAATCATAACTCCTTCTTCTCCGTGCTCAATATTATAGTTTAACCACTTAACAATTTGAGAAGTATCTTTTCCTTGATATAATATAGGTAGAACTTCAAAATATTTAAAATCAGCTATAGCTGAAACGTGGATAACTTCATTAGGAGTATCACCAGCTAAATACTCAATATCACTTATAAAATCAAAAGGTGAAATTACTGGATTTATATCTCCTCCAAATATTTCCGCTAACCAATTTCTTCTAGCTATGTAAGGAATAGGACAAAATTGTTTTCTAAATTGCTTTGCTGACATACAATCAAATACTAACATTTTAACTCCATGTTTTTCACCATCTTTTCTAGTGATTTTCATAGTTTGTTTGTATTGCTCTTTACTACTTAATCCTTCTCCATTTAATAAAGTAATTTCTCCATCAAAACAAATATTATCAATAGGTAAGGCATTTAACTCATTCTCTAAATCAACTAATCCTTCATATAATTGACCTTGTCTAGTAAAGAATTTACTTATGCCATTTTCTTTAATAGCAATTATTCTTGCACCATCTATCTTTGTAGTTAGTGCAAATTCTTTTCCTTCAACATATTCAGGATTATCAAAGTATTTATTTGCTAACATAACATCAAATGTTGGAATTAAATTAGGAATTATCGCATTAATACTTAATATACTAATTCCCAATATTAAATTCTTAGTAATAACTGCATCAAATAGATCTGATAAAGCTTGTTTATCAGCATATTCAGATGTTAAAATATTGAGTGATTTAAAATCTTGAATTTCCGCAATAGTTGAATCTGTTCCGGTATTATATTCCTGTACAAAATCCATAACCTCAAACATAGTATTAAGATTCATTATCGCATCAATATGAACAATTTTATTTAATTTCTTATCAGAGATACCTGTAGTAATATATGGATTATAAATAAAATGTAAATATTTTTTAATTACCTCATCATCTTTATATTTTTCTAATACCGATAATTTATAATTTCTTCCGTTATTTAAATTTATTTCTTTAACAAATTCATTAAATTTAATCAGTGTTAACATAAATGCCTCCAATATAATTATAATATATAATACAATAAAAATAAAGTAAGGATTTAATTTCCTTACTTAAACTAAATTTCAAATAATTTATTTAAAAAAATCTATTTTACAGCATTTAGATAATTCTTTATAACAGCAATACTTGAATCAGAATCATTACCAAACAATGCTCTAGATAACATACCCAATGTTTTTGGAGTATTTAATTCTTTTGTTTCTAGAGATTTAGTTAATAAATCTAATAATTCTTTTTGAGAATTGCTTAATCCAGCATGTAAAACTTTATAATAATCAGTTTCTTCTTTTAAGAACTTCTCAAATAAAGCATTATCCTCTTGTATCCAATTTTCTAGTGTTGGACCAATTTCATCATAACCTTGGAATCTAAAATGTTCATCCCAATATGCCATCTTAGTTTCAAGAGTATCTTCAGTAAAATTATATTGCTTAACTATTTCACAATTAACTGAAGTACCGTGATCTAAAGCTAATCTAATATATAATTTACCTTCATTCCCAAAACAACCTTGACAAATACAATGTTCCTTACCTAAATATAAATTACTTTTAGTAAAATCTAAAGTATAAATCTTATCTCCATAAATTACATCATAAAATAAATATCCCATATATTCCACCTCTTATCGTTGATTTAATTGCCATTCTTGATAGTACTGCATAACATCTTCATATTGATTAATATATTCAGTCCATTGTGTTTCGGTACATGGAGTATTCCAACTAGCTCCAACTGGTCGATAATACTGATTATTATAATATCCTAAATACCATATTAGAACTGCTACCTCAATTTCTCTACGATCTTGTTTTCTTCTACCTGGTAAATTTCTCCACCATTCATCTAAGAAAAATGCATGAGATCGTAATGTAATTAAAGCAGTTATTGCTGTTTGTCCTTCTGTCATATTAACACCTTCCTTTAAATATTATACAATAGGAAAGGTAATTAATCATCTAAATAACATAAAAATAATTCAAAAGTCATTCCAGTTCCTCTTAAGGTTATTCTTCGGCAACCTTGTTTTTCAAAAAATAACCAGAAATCTAATTCCCAACCATTCTGATTCATATCAGTATGTTCGTATCCTAAAATTTCTAATAATGACCAAGCTTGATAAGGTGTTATACCTTTACCTGTTAGATTTAATGTCAGATCTTCCTCATTAACAACTTCAGGTAGATTTTCTATTTTATAAATAAAATCTTTAAAGATAGGTGTAAATTTATTTATTAAATCATCACTTAACTTCCAACCTGATACTGCAGCTTCATCTGAATCGACTTCAATCTTAGTTAAGTCTTTAATGTAATATTTTGAAGAAGGTGTTTTATTCCAATAAGAAGAACTTCCTTTAAAATAAAAGCCTTTATTTTCTTTATAGTAAAGTGATTTCTCACTCAATCTATCTGTTTTTGTATTGTATACTGTTACTTTAGAAACGGTTAATTCTTTATCTTGACTATATGCAGTCTGTGTAGGCTTATCTTTTGAAAGTTGATCTTCATCCAACATTACTTGAAACCAACCATCTTTTGTTAAATAATTAGGTTTAAAATCCATAATTACCACCCCACCTCAAATGTTTTTCTTCTATCTCCAATTTTACCACATTTTCTACATACTGAAACTAATTCACCATTTACGACTTCTACTTTAAAGTCATGATCACAGGAAGGAATTATTACCTCAATATTAGATGGATTTATAAAAAACTTATCTCCTGTAAATCTCGTTTCAGTATAACCACAAGTAGGACAGTTCCATCTAGTTTGAGGTGGATGCGTAGTTAATATTAGTGAGGTATCTTCAATTAATTCATGTCCACATGTAGGACATACAATGTTACGTAAATTATTAGTATTCATATTTTTTCACCTCTTTAACAATTATTACTATAAATAACTATATACTGATTAAAGATAAAATTATCTTCTATATATTTATCAACTGCATCGTCATAATCTTTATCTGATAAATCTTTAAAATCAGAATGATCACATAAAATATATTCAGCTAAATGATCATGTAATTCATCTTGATTATAATAACAATTATCATAAAGAGTTAATTCATCAATTTCACAATTTCTTAATTTATTTGCAGAATAATCATAATCTAAATCTATATTATTTTCAGCAAATATCATTACTGGTAAATCTGGGTTATCCATTATTAACTTAGCTAATTTTAAATTTACATCCATACTAATTACCTTCCTCATAGAATTTTTTATCATGATTGTGATGTTTATATTCTTCAATAACAGTTTTAAGTCTCTTTAAAAGTTCATCAGTTGCCTTGCCTGGATCTAAGAAAATATCTTTATTATCTACATAATGCAACATACTCCATCTGGGATCTTTATTAAATTCTAGCACATAATCATTTCCATAGAAATCATAAATATAGTAATCTGATTTTCTTTCTTCTGCCATACCAATACTTCTAAACCATCTGCCACCTGATATTCTACAGAAATCAATTAACTCATCATCATCCTGAATATTTAATAAATCTTCAGGAGTTTTTTTATTATCCTTTAATACTTCGTTAATATCAAAATAATTTAAAACTTTAATTTGATAATAATAAGTTGGAGCTATACACATTTGAATCATATCTTTTTTAATTTCTTTCTTGATAGCTTCTTCTGTTGTTTTAGGTTTATTTAGTTCCTCAATTTCTTTTTTAGCAAGATGTAATGCATTTTCTAAATCGGTATATTGTTTAATAAATAGTTCTTCTAGTGTTTTTATTTCCATTGCTTAATACCTTTCCTTTTCTAATGCCTCTTTTAACGTCTTAATCTCTTCTTCTAGTTTAAGTATCTTATAAGTAAGTTCTAGTCCAGAAGTATGACTAATTAATAACTTATATGCTTCATTAACATCGCCATTAGTTATTTTTAATGCTTTGGAACAATCCATCATACCAAAGTTAGTTTTTTGACATAGATAATCAACTTTTTCTCGTGTAATCATTTTTTATTACTCCTCAACTTTCTGTAATAATTCAGGATTTTCATATATATTACCTATCACTCTTTTATTCTTTGCTCTAGTAAAAAGTACTGTCTTTTTACCTCTAGAATTCCTTGGACCATCTCCTAAAGTAAACGCTGCATTTCTATTATCATAAGAAACTACTCCATAAAATATTTTGTTATAATGATACCCAGAAGAAATAGTATATTCAACTATATCTCCTTCATAGATACCAACGCCTTCCTTATCATACACTCCAACATATCTCATCATTATGAATTCATTTAAGTAATAAGTTTCAAGATAGAGTTTATTCTTCTTGCTAGGTGCAAATATAAATCCACCATCAAAACTAATTCTATAAACAGGAACAACTCTATTTTCATCCTTTATATATGCTCTAAATGTATTGACCATTATTTATCAACTCCTAAAGTACATAATAATACAATAATTTCAATCATAAATGATATTGGACAAACTATCAAATAAATAACTATAAGTAAAGACTTACCAAACCAGTTTATATTTTTAAGTTTACTAATATATTTAAGTGTAGATTGTTGTGTGTAGCAAGAGATTATTAGATGAGCTATTTCTAAGAAAAGTACTAGAAGTGCATAAAGTGCAATAAAATGTGATAATTCCATTATTCCACCTCTTCAAATCTAACTTTAACTATCTGGTACTTTCTAGCATATTGAAAAGGAAATCCTGGAAAACATACTTTATCATATAATCTCTTTTCTGCAACTTCAATAGCAGTTTTCTCATTCTTATATAATTTACAATCATAAATATTTTTACTTAAAGTGTTATCTTTACATAGATAATAATCACTGAATTTAACTGCATAATACATTACTGTCTCACCTCAGTCTTACGTAATTCATTTATATGTCTGAACATTTCACCAATATCATCTTTTAAAGGGAATCTATTACTTAAAGGAGATAATGAGCAAATACTATATTGTTGATTGACGCAATCAATATAACAAGTCATCGATCCATCATCTCCCATAAAATATTGATCCCATTCTTCTTGAGATAATAGTCTCTTAGCTTCTAATTGCTTTAAAGCTAAATTATCAAAACTTACAACATTAAAATGATTTACCATTTCTTTTAATTCATTATAATAATCTGATTTAAGATTTTCAACCTCTTTAGAATAATAATTTAATCCTCTTCTAAATTCTTTATAACCTAAAATTAAAACCTTTAAATTATGATCATATAATTTTTTAACTTCTGATAAAGGTTGAACTCCATTAATAATATGAATTACTGCATTAGGAAACTTCTTAACTCTTTCAATAAATTCATCTGTAACCTTTACTAATGAAATACCTAAACCATAAATTAATTTTTCTCTAACTAACATATCAACTAGTTCAATATATTCATCTCTCATAAAGTGAACTTGATTAATTGTCATGCTTGGAATTAAATGTAAAGATTTACATTTCTTTAAAAACGGAATTAAATCTGGATGTGTTAAAGGATTACCTCCACCAATAGCTAATTCAGTGTAAGGTAATAAAGTATCCATAAACTTTAAATTCATAATATCTCCATGTAACCCATCGGCTGTAGAATTCTCATGGCAAAATGGACAACCCATATCACACATATTTGTAATTTTAATATCCATACTTTCTGGTTTTTCAGGAGCAAAGAAATCTAAATCATTAGCTCTTACCTTTGTACCATCATCAAATACTGTTACATTATAATTACCATTTCTATATTTTCCTAAAATTTTCATATTATTTAGTTCCTCCAAACTTTTCTTTGTAATCCTTTTTAGTCATTACATTTTTAATCTCAAAATCATTTCCAATATTATAATACATTTCCCATTTTAAATCATCAAAATTACCTTTTTTAATAACCGTATAATCTGACCAATCTTCATTATAAGATATTATTTCGCAATTTTCATAATCAATTACCTTTAAAGCCCAACCATATAATATTTGATTATCATCTATGCGACCATCTCCTATTTGAAAAATAGAATTTTGCCAATTATTACCTTTAGTATCTTCATATTTAACTAATCTTATAAAATCATCCCAAATAAAAACTGTTTCCATAAAAATACCTCCTACATTATTTTATATCTTTCAAATTCTTTAGTATATCAGATGCTTTATTAATAAACTTGCAAGGTTGATAGTCATCATCCATATAATAATCATAGTCATAGTCATCACAAGTTATATCAACAAAACCAAAATTAGGATCTATATAATAACCTCTTTCTAAATCCTTATCCATTGATCTTTTCAAGCTTTCTTTTGCTTTATCTGCTAATAACTTAGATAATATATCAACTGCCTCTGTATGATTGATTAGTGATGTTAATTTTAGTTTATCTAATGGATAAACATTCTCTTTTTTAGAATAAGTTTTATCAGTTATAATTTTAGTAACAATACCTACATAACTTTCATTGTCAGAAACAATATCTCCAACTTTAACCTTTTCCTTAATTAAATAAGTATATTTTGTGTGATATTTATAATCCCCAAAACTTTGTTTTAAATTAACAACATACATAATAACCACCTCATATATTATTTTAAATATTATACAATAAACAAAAAATGAAACTAGCGTTTTTACTAGTTTCATTTAAATTTTTTATCCATCATAACCAAAATATCCGAATGCATGTATTACTTCACCAGATTCGGTTGTGAATGTATCATGAAATACTTCATAGCAATCTCCACCAAAATCTTCCCAAGTTTGATAACGATAATAATCAACATCTGCTACATCTTCAGCTGATGTTACTTCAGGATGTTTTTGTTGGATTTGTTCTAAGCTAACTAACTCCTCACTATACTTATCATACCATAATTCACCATTTTCAAACTTTTCAAATTCGGTACCACTACACATTGTAAGGGTATGAGTGCTGCTTGAATTAGTTTCAAAAACTCCTCTTCTAATTTGTTTCATTTATTAAGTTCCTTTCTTTTTAATTTCCTTTATAAAACCACTCATAATCATCTACTTTTGGATTATAGTGTGGATTATCATAACTAAATCCCCATTCATCTTCAATAATCTTTTTATCTCTATCCCAGAAACCATGAATAAGGTCATCATTATCATTTCCAGTATAAACTAAACCAGCAAAAATGAAATTTAAAACTCTATCATCACTTTCAAAAATATATGATAGAAATTCATCTAGATCTCCAAAATGATCAATATATCCTTCCTCTAAGGATATCCAAGCATGATTAGTACCTTCCTCATATACTCTGGTAATAGGTTGTTCTAGATCATAATTAATATTATTTCTATCTAAAATTTCAGTTAATTTTTCTACATAAAATTGACTTGGATTTTTATACAGATCCCATAATACACAAGCAGTATATAAATAATCTGCAGCATTTTCTTTATTAAATCCCCAACCAAATTCACCTATTTTGAAAGAAATATATTTCTTTTTCTTAACATTATTTTTAGGTATTGCTAAAGCGTGAGTAGAGCTACTATTAGTCTCAAACACTTTTCTTCTAATTTGTATCATATAATATTCCTCCTATCCAGTTATATGACAAAATACAAGTTTTTTATTCTGTAGATCTTCTATAAATTCATAATAAGGTTCATAATTTCTATCACCAAAATAAATTGCTCCATATTGGAAGAATTCTTTTAACTCAATATCAGATAAATCCATAAATTTATCTATATCGCCATAATCTCCTTCATGGAATAAATATTGACCATCATCTAATAAATAATAACTTTCTTCATCTAATCTTAATTGAAATACCGCGTTAGGAAATAGTTTTTGAAGTCTAACCATTAAACATCTTCCTTCAGTTAATTCGTTATAATTAGTTTGATAAAACATGCTTAACATATATCTTAGTTTTTCAGTAATAGTTGAAAAGCAGGCATCCCAAGGATTAGTATGTTTACTTAAAGCTGTTATCTCACTTTGAGTATAAGGTCTTATAACATAATTCATTTCAAATAATGATTGATCGATAGAATAATTTTTCTTATATCTATCTGATTTAAATGTAAATGCATGAGTGCTAGAACTGTTTGTTTCAAATACCGATCTTCTAATTTGTTTCATATTAATACCTCTATGTTCTATATCTGAGTTGTTCAAACTCAATATTTTTAATTTTATCTATATTTAAATATAATACCCTATCATCAAAATTAAATTTTCTTGATCTTACTTCATATTCCTCTTTAGCAATTGTTATTAAATCTCCAACATTAGGAATACCTAAAGTAGTATCCATTTTAGTCTCTATTATAGCATGTCCATATGAGTATCTTAAAATAACATCATTTATATTTACTACCTTATTACATCTAAAAACGTCTAACATAACTATTCCTCCATTCTATTAAGGATATAATCAATTTTGCCTCTGAGCATTAATAAATCCTCTTTAGTCATTTGTTGTAGATCAAATTTATTATCAATAAAAACAACTTCATATCCCATACCATTAAGCATTCTACTTAGAAGAACTACATTATCAACTTCTGATGGTTTAGCATTTATGCTTAATAAGGTAATACCATTCTTATTTAATGTTATTGGTAGACTGGAAATTAATTGTTCGGTATACATTTCTGTACAATCCCAAGTTTTAAAACCATCATCAAGCTCAATCAATTCTGAACTATATAATTTCTTTCCATCAGGACTAAGCTTTTTGATTTTATATAAATTAGGATCTTCTAAACTTTTTAACTCACCTTCATAATATATCTTTGCTTTAATTGCACCTGTATCAGGATCCCTAAATTCTAATAAATCACCTTCATCAATTAAATCTAATATGTTATCTGAAGATTTTTTAACTTCAACTTTTTGATTATTCCAACCACCAATACTTTCAAATCCTTCATAGGAGTCAAAACAAAACCAATTAGGTTCTCCTGCAGGACTATAACTAACTCTATATTGAGAAGTATTAATTATTTCATTGTTAACTGTTAACATATATTTTTTAATTGTAACCATTTTTAAGACCTCCATAACTAGTGATTATCATTATCTATAATAATCATAATATCATCAGAAAATAAATAGGTTTCATATCCAATATTATTTATATGATAAATTAAATTGTATTCTTCTAAACTTTGATGATCAATTGAACCAAATCCTGAGAAATGTTCCCAACCTTTGTTGTTTGGATGACCCCATCTAGAATCTACCCAATCATACTTGTGCCAAAATTTATGATTAATGGTATTTTTACGACGTCCATCAAAGATGTTATCTAATTCATAATCATTTAGCGTATCATCCCACCAATAATATTTAAACCCTTTAAAGTCAAAGTTACAATATTTCTTAAAAAGTTCTTTTAACTCTGTAACTTCAATGGATTCATCTAAAATCTTACAAGCATCTTCCCAACGCTTTTGAGCTTCTTTATCTTCATAATCATTCCATAAATAATGATCAGCATAAGATAAATCATTTTTCTTGCGGATATAATTTGGATCTTTCTTATCAGACAATACTTTTAAAGCAATATGAGTCATTAAATAATTTAATTTTTCATACCATCTTTTTAATGGAGTTTCTCTTGTCCAATCATATTTACCAAAATTTACTGGAATATAACCTTCTTTATCCGCATAATAGTATTGAATTTTATCTGTTGGATCTATTATACTAGGATTTTTACTTCTATATACTAATGCATGTGAACTTGAACTATTAGTTTCAAATACTCCTTTTCTAATTTGAATCATATTAAAATCCTCCTTGTTTTAATTAATATACAATAAAATAAAAAGTATTAAGATGAAACTTAATACTTTTAATAAAATATTATTTATTTTTTACTTGGTTTATATCTAAAGAATGCTTCTACTTGACTATTATATAAATAAGTTAATTTATCATATTTATCTTGTAAATCAAGATAAGCTTTTTGATAGTTTTCTAAATCCTTAGTTAATTGTTCAATTTTCTGATCTTTAGCTTCACAAGAACATTCTTCACCACAGTTACATACTTTTTTTGTAGAGTCTGCCATATTTAATTTATCCTTTCTATAAATATATAAATAATACAATTATTTATTTAAAATATTTTTATAAAAATATTCACATAACATTTTGAAATCTTCTTTATTATCTTTTATACACAATAAATATTTATCTTTTTTACTTGAATTATATAAAGTAGATATTTTATCAATTAATAATGTTGTTCCATCTAAAATTTTTTGATTTAATATTTTATTTCTAAATAAAGTTATTTTAATATGTAAAATTAAATGTTCTATTAAATTACAATAAACTAAATTTTTACTTTTTTGATATTCAAAACTATTATTTAAAGCTTGAGAAGACTCACTTAAGTTACAAATATAAGGATTTTCATTATATTCCATTATATGATGAATTTGTAGTCCTTCACTCGATCTTTTTATTTTATGATTAACTATTTTACAATTTTTATCTTGAAAGTAATCTCCTGAAACTAATCCATATTTAATCTTTAAATATTGACATTGTTTAAAATAATCCATAGATAATTGCTTTAAAATTTCATTTGAATTCAAAATTACACCAACATTCTTTTTATAATATATTATGGAGCATCCGACCGGATTCGAACCAGTGATCAGAGGGTTGCG